AGAAATTTTAGTTGAAGTTGAATTTGACATATATTTGATGTGATACTACGCCTCCCTAGTCCTGACAATTTGGTTAAGAGCTAAACAATGGGCTCATACAAAGGGCTATTGGCTAATATTATGCTTCATATTAATTTGTATTATGCAATTTGAGACCTTGTGAATGACGGTACATCGAAGCTAAAAGCTACAACAAGAAATTACATACATATGTACATGTGGGTATATACAAATTAACCAGTCGTTCACTACGAAGAGTAGTGCTGGGTTACAGAACAATAGATAAACGTATTCAGCAGTCGGGATACTCCCAGTTGAAATTGTTGTAATTCCTCGAAGGGGAATTCGCCAATGTTCTCCAGGGCTTCATCATTTCTGCTTTCATACGCTCATATGAGTGGCGCGGCAACTTGAGATTGTTGGCGCGAGCAACACCGACAAACATATTGACAAACTCCTCATAATAGGAGCGTCCATGAAAGAATGCTTCCCTCAAAGAGGTAACATAATTATCAATAGTCGCCTCCTCAATACTCAGATCCTTGTGAATCCAGAGTGGGGTCTCTTCAATAGTCGCCTTCTCGATGGGTCCGACAATGTATCCATCTTCTTGCCTCCTGAAGCTACGCTTCAAGAACGACAAGTTGATGAAATCGCCGCAAAATTCCATCTCATCTTCCAATTTCTTTGATGGCCAAGTAATTTTCACATTATGAATGGACATATTAGTCTTAACTGTCAAGAAATTGTAATATGGAGCCACCTCATCAGAGACGGAAACAACACAATCATCACCAAACACGGCGATGCGGACATTGTTTTCGAACGGACCACACTCCGCAGGAACGATCTCATAATACGCAAGTCGACACAAATATTGATTAACAATACTATTCATCTGAGTTGTAAGCGGATTTCCCGAAGGATTTCCATAAGGCGTATGGAAGACAATGTCCCCATTCGCATAATTACACTCAGTAATAGCATGCCACAAATTTCTGCGAATAACTTGTGTGCGCTCGAACTCGATCTTCAGAGCTTCAATGTCGTCAAGGTTGAAGATGCGATCTGGTTCATCAAAGGTATTATGAATAATATCCTTTGAGAACTGCGTCTCATACCATGACAAAATCACCTCAAGAGCTGCATTAGTTAGCATTCTCGGCAACTGTTTGTCATAGGCGGAGTAATCGAATCCAAAAAGATTCTTTCCTCCTCCGACTTCACATAGCTGAGTATGCAACAATTGCCATTCATCACTCAAGGGATTGATACCGATCTTGACTTCGTTCACATTATGTTGTTCTTGAACCAGAGCAACAAATGTGGCGAAATACCTTCGCATCAAAACCAAAAACTCAACAGGAAGAGTAGAAATCGTGCGAGGAGAGCATGCTTTATGCGGAGGGCGTCGCTCATCTTTACAAAAGATGGTGGCAATCACTGCAGGTACATGAGTCTCGCATTTCTTCTCCAACTTTCCGACAAGCTGTTGGAATCCCTCAGTAAAGAACGCATCTTCCTCAAATGTGACGACAAAATTTTTCTTACCAGTCTTCTTAGTAACGCCCTCAATTGAATTGATTGCATTCCATGGCAAACCAGGGGATGTATTTTTCGTCAACTTCGCAAAATATTCCATTCCATTGATATTAGCATCATCCGAAATTGGTCTCCACATGCGCTTAAATTGAGTTTCAAATCCATTATAGAGATCACACAGCTCACTCGTCACATCATTCACGACATATTGTTGCCACGTTCTCCACACGCCACCGGCTTGTTTTTCAACATTGTCAGTTTGGGGAAAACTGAGACCAACAAACGTCTCAATTTCTACCGTCTTAACTCTCAGATCCGCAATCATTGTTGTTGGCACGCGGGCATCGGCGAGTAGGGATGGTATAATTTTTGAATGAGTTGGTGCACGAGGTACAAGATCCCTGTCAAGACGACCAAGAAGCATAAACTTCTCAGTGCTATTCAGGGACATTGTGTCACGAGTTCCAATAGCTCCAAGTGGGTGCAAATGGGGAGCTTCAACCAAAGTCAAACGACCGATCTTTTCAGTCATGATACGTTTGATAGTCTCGAGATCTTCGAGATACACAGGAATGCAGAAGCCTTTCACCTCAACTGAGGCTTGGGCTATGTGAATTCCGATAAATTTTCGAGCGACTTTCCGATCGAAAACAACGATAAGACTTCCACACAGTCCAGGATATGTTCTACAACCATACCGATACATATCATCATAGCGTTCTGCAGGAATCGCATCTTGGGCAGGGAAATTCACAGAATAACCTTTTCCAATGGCTGTCACAATCTGTGTACAGGTATGAAAGCCAGTATGGCCATCGTAGCGAGACAAGATCACGCCATCCATGTGATTCCAATTCATACTAAGCACATCGTTTACACTATGAAAATTTTTCGATATATCAGTAAAACTATACGGCAAATCGGTTACATAGACAAAACACAAATCAGCATCATCACAATATTCGATAAAGAAGTTCTTCGACTTCCATGCATCCATTCCTTGACGGTGAATGGTGAGAAACAAATAGCCATCCATACTGTCCTTTGGACACATAAAGCCGCCTTGTTGGAACAAATGACGGGCAGTACAAATGACCTTATCGAAAACTCCAATTCCACTCATCATACCAGCTGAAACAGAACAACCAGCTTGAAGACCGACGATATTACGATTATGTACAGAAGAACAAATACTCTCAGCTGTTGGATCACTGCTCATGATCTCACGACTCACATCTTGAGACCAAATGCCGTGAACAGTTGGCGAGGTCAAAGTTCCATCACTATCTACAATAAGAGGATGATCTACTTTAATCTTCGCGTGGAACGCGCGAGGAACAGGAACCGGACGATTCAAATATTTTGAAGTAGCCGGATCTCCAGAAACCGCCGCACCATGGAAGGAGCGAGGAACGGGCACAGGTCTATTCAAATATTTTGCAGTCGCAGGATCACCTGAAACAGCCGCTCCATGTTGTCCATATACATATTTTGGAATAACTTTACCAATAATCCGAGTACCGTCCCCAAGGACGATCATCGAATTCTCCGTTGGTATATCACACGGCTCTGGGAGACCATTCGGCCAATCTAAAGCATGACGAGAAATATTATGCGGTGTAGGAACACCTCCTCCAGAGATCAAAGAATACAAGTAATCAATAATTTTGTACACGACACTACCAGCAGTAAACAAAGTTGCAATATACGTCAAAATACGAATAGGATACATGAAATCAAAACCACTAAGCTTGATCGGTTCCCAGCCGGATACAATAGATTGCGCAGCTACCTTTGTAGCCTTACAACAAGAATAAAACTTGCTAGACAAACCGAGAGAATCAACGCATTTAAACATAAGATTATAATATTCAAGAGCCTTGGCAGAACACCAAGTAGCTGAATCTTCTACGACCTTCAATACCTTCCAAAGCTTTGCAGCTGCCCAAGCACTATATGCTTGGTCCCTAAGCGATTCACAGATGACAACCCGAGGGATGCAACACCTGAGAATTCGATTAAGTGGCGTCCATGCTCCACAGACTACAGTACGCTTTTGGATGAAATCATCACAAGGAAGCCCACGAATGACTTTAAAATCGCACGTTTGATACTTTCCCATGATCTCGTTAAGAGTCATCCAAATACAATGACTTTCTCCAATTCCTCGAGTGGCATTAATCATTTCTACAACTCTACATTGGTCTCTAGACAAATAAACAAATGCTATATCCTTAGTCGTAGCACATTCACAAATATCACCGCGCTCAAGTTCAAACGCTTCAGCAGAAATGGCTGAAACAGTAGGCTTAAGCAAAGCGGCAATAATGCTCTCATTGTCATCTTCATAAATGGTAGGCTCAGAGAAAACCGGATTTACTTGACGAGCTGGCAAACGTGACATGGCAGAGGCGATCTTGACAGTAAAACGCTGAATCGACTTATTACGAGTTGCGCGCATAACAGTGTTATGCAATTGCAATACCTCATATCGATCGCACATCTTGACCATAAGACCAGGAAAATCAGTCGTATACGACTTGCTCAAAGCATGTTCATTAACCTTGAACTCATAAATGGTCCAGGCTTTATCACTAGGAATATTAAGCACTGCTTCGGCATTGATGCCTCCAGTGGCCATAGCATACTCCGGCTTGACAATCATTTCAATATCGAAATGAAATCTTCGCTTGAGAGCTTCAGGCTCATTGAGAACACCATAAACATCAGGTACAATTGCCTTATTCATAGTCATTAGCACGTAATCAGATCATAAATTAGTTTTTCACTTCTCTGTTTCATTTGATACGTTCAAGGGGACTGGATGAGTTCCGGCTTAGGAAATATGTGTATTAACCAACGCTTTCGTCTG